AGTGATTTCCATTGCTAGAGCCGCCATGATTTCCGCTTCGATATCTAGGCCGTGCATTGAATTAGCATCTTGTGCCGCTTCGAATGTCCAACGTGCTGATAACTTACGAGTTTTCGCTTCAACTGTTTGCTTAAGAACTTGAATAGACATTCTGTTGCCTGCTTCACCTTCTAATGATGCTGTTGAATCCGCTGTACCGCCGGCTGCACCTGAGTATGCTTTCGCAATATCAAATGGGCTTAGTGCTTCTGCACCTGCTGTTGCGCCGTTGGCTGAGTCTGCATAACGCACACGTAGTGTGTGAATTTGACCTACTGGGCCAGTCATTGGTTGAACACCGATGATTTCGTTAGCAATAACAGTAGGCATAACACGTCTAATTACTGGAAGAATCACTTTGTTTAATGTAGCGATATTACCAGCCTGTGATGCACCTGCTGTCGCACTTTCGTTAAGTGCTACTTTTGTGTTTTCTAAAACTGATGACATTACGTCACGCTTGTTACCTTCTAGACCTTCTAAAAGTGTTTCACGTGTTGTGTCCCAGTTATTTCCTTCAAAAAGATTTTCCATCTTTTTATCTCCTGTATCTGGTTAATTAATTCAATCCGGCTAATTTCTTTAACTGGATTATATTGGCATCGCCACTCTGACTCTCGGACGTTGAAGTTGCTTCAACTTCGCGGTTACCAGTGTGTTCAGTCACTTTGCCTTCTGTTAACGTTTGTGTTTCTTCTTTCGTTGAAACGGTTTCATTTAAAACTGCTGGTAGATATTTTTTAAATGCAGTTTTAAGGTTTGAAGTTTTTACTGATTCCAGCAAGTCCACCATTACATCACGCTTTTCTTTGCCTAGTGGTGCTAAAAGACCTTCTAGTACGTCCTTACGGTTCATACGGTCTTGTAGTACACGCTCTGCCTTTTGAGCATTAGTAATAGTTTCTTCCTTCTCTGTAATCACTGCTTCTAGTTCTGCAACTTTCTGAGCAGACTCGTCTAACTTTTTGTTCATTTTCGCTACTTCAGTGCCTTCATTTATTTGTGAAGACATGAATTCGCCTGCAAATGTTTCAAAAATCTTACGACCAAATTCGTTTTCTTTAGCCGCTTGAATGTCCTCTTTAAGAACAGCCAGTTCTGAACGTAGTGCTTTATCAATTGTTGATTCAACTAATTCAGCAGAACGTTTGATAAAGGCTTCTTTAGTTTTCTTAAGAAGTTCTTTACCTTCTGCTACCATACGTACTTTAGTTTCTACTAAATCACGTTTGTCATCATGGAATTCTGCAAGTTCACGTGAAAGTTGTTTAACAACGAATGCTTTAGTTTTTTCTAAATTTTCGCTAACTTTCGCACGGTCGTCACGTAGTTCCTTAACTTCGGTTGCTAACTGAGAAGTAATGAATTTTTCAAGGAGTTTTGCATGTTCAGAAATTGCTTTCTTATATGCAACACGTTCTGCAATCAAGTCTTCGCGGTCTTTTTTAAACTCTTCCATTTCAGTAGTTATTGTTGAAGTAAGCATTGTATCCATTGCTTCAACGATTACTGATTTGTCGTGTTCAAACTTTTGAGCGAATTCCTCACGCAGTTCGGCTGTAATCTCCTCTCTTGCTTCATTTATTTGTGCTTCCCAAGCCTCAGATATTTGAGTACTAGCATTTTCGTCTAGTATACCTGACTCAAGAAGACCAGCAAGGATTTCGTTTTGTGCCATTGTTGGTTCTCCTATTAAAGTTTGAGTTCTCTAATGAACTTAACTATTTCGTTTGATAAGAATTTTTGAGCATTCTTATCTTGTTGAACATCTTGTGCTAATTGCCATGTTTGGAAACCACCACGCATGTTCATTAATCCTTCGTAAATCGCCTTTGGATATGCGTCCGGGGCGCTTGGTTGCGCCACGATGTCAACTGTGACAATCTCAAAATTACTCACGTTACCACTGTTGTCAACTTCACCAGAACCACGAGATGAGACACCTAATGTAGCGCCTGATTCGATTAGTGTTCTAATGATGTTACCCATGGGTGTAGGAACAACTTTAAGTTTACCAAAGCCGTTTGGACCATCCATCCACATATTCTCAATAATATGTGAAACACGGTCAACGTTGACTGTCAATTCTGGTGGGTGGTCGCATTCGCCAAGCACTGGGTAACCTTCAGCAATTTTATGCTGAACTTTCTCCACTGCATTCGCTATCTCTTTCACCGGGTATACTCTTTGGTTAGCATTTTTAACGCCGCCTTGGACGAAAATGCCTTCCATGAACATACTCTTTTCACCATTCTCACTCTCAACGATACGTGCTTGTACATTCGCTTGATTGTGTGATAATCTTTCAATAAGAACGGTCATTGGTTACTCCTAAGGTTTATAGTCTTATGATGTAATTGCTTTTTTATTTACACCATCATCACCAGGTTTTGCTGTTTGTGTTGACATCTTAGGTGCTTTATTACCTGATGTGTTCACATTACCTGTTGACATATCTTTTGGTGCATCACCTTTGCCGCCTGATGTGTTACCATCGTTTTGGCCTACTGGTTTTGCGTTTGAATCGTCACCTGGTCTCTTTGGGTTTGCATTAACAGTTGTTTTTGCTGATGCATCACCGTTGTCACCAGTTGAAGCAGTTACTGGAGTTACATACTCGTCTAACTGTTCGTCTTCTTCTGACTCTTCTAAATCGGTTTCTGTTTCGTCACTTTCTTCTAGGTCTTCTTCCACTTCTTCTGCTTCTTCAAGGTCTAGTTCTAGTGATTCTTCCATTTCAGCGTCGGCTTCTTCGCCTTCGTCTTCCATGTCGTCTTCTTCACCTGACATAATTTTTTCAAATTCTGCTTCTAAATCAGCAAGTGCTGATTCTAAATCATCTACACGGTCTTCCATGTCGCCTTCTGGAGCATCGTCACCCATTTCTAGGTCATCAACTGCTTCATCGTCTTCCATGTCGTCTTCGTCATAAATTTCTTCGTTTTCAATCTCATCTGCATCTGCCTCAATTTCATCGGATTCTGATTCTAAATCAAAACCTTCTTCAACTTCTTCTGATGCTTCTTCGATTTCCTCAAGTTCTTCTTCTACAACGTTATCGCTTTCGTTTAGAGAAGCCTCATGGATTTGTCGTGCTTGTTCAACAACAAAGTCATGTAGCAATTCTTCTGCTTTGCCATTTTCTTCGTTGATTAACAATTCTAGCACTTGTTCTAGTGTACTTCTTGACATTATAAGTCTCCTTAAAATCTATTCTGGTCTAGCCACTTAAGATTGCGGCAAGGTTATAGAAACGTTTTACTTTGTTTCAAAAGTATTTATAGGGATAATGTGTGTATATAAGGGAAATATCAAAAAACGGCTGTTTTTTGACGCTTTTGTTTGGTTCAAAAGATATTTAGTGATTTTTGTATGTCATAAACATACTACTTAATTAAAGTTCTACGGCTCCAGAATCGTCTCCGCCACTTGCACCATATTGTTGTTTTACTTGTACTGCTTCAATACCTTTTTGATATTTCCTGTATTCTCTAATTTTTCTTAACTTAGAGAGGTGTTCAAGTGTTAGGCGAATCTTACGAGTATCGTCTAAATTAGTATTTGTAAACTCATCGTCTTCGGGTGAGTAGTTTTCTTTTAAATCAGTATATCTCATACTACTATTTATACTTCTTCGTCCGTTTCGGCGTTTTCCGCACCTGATATTGGAGAACCGTCTTCAATATCGCCTTCTGCATCATCTAAATCGAAGTCATCACCGCCCATGTCCATATCAGGACCAGGACTTGCGCCTACACCTTTCAACCCATCAGGGTTTTGTGCTAGAGGGTCTTCAACATCATGTTCTTCTTTCCATAACATTTCATTCTCTAATACTTCTTCATCTGACAATCCTAAGAAACGTTTCAATGCAAAACGCTTACTAATGTAATCTGCGCCTTCAATACCAGTGAATACGTTCATTGCAACTTGGTCTACTTCTGCTTGACGGAACTTACCGAAGTTCTGAACTACATTGAACTTCAAGTCAAACGTACTACTTTCAATCATAACACCACGATGTTTTATAAACATCTTAAATTCACGGTCAATTTCTTCAATAATAAGTTGCTGTAATCTTTCACAGAATTTAGTAAATCTAAACTCTTGTATCATTGCAGTACCTGTTCTACCATCATTAAACGCAGAACCACCAGTATCAATACCACCTAAATAACTAGGTGGGACACGCAATCCTCGTAATAGTTTGTCGTTAAAATATTTTAAGTCATCAATTTGACCTAAGTTTTCACCACCAGGTAATGTTTCAACCTTAGAGCCACGACCTTCAGCCGTTTGTGCAAAGAAATAATCTTCCATTATTGATAGTGGATTATATGCACTATCTGTAACATTTTGTCCACCACCTGTTTTAGATGGAATACGTCTTTGATGAATATCACTCTTAATGCGTTCTAAGTGCTGGCGTGCTTTATGAGTTGGCATATCACCAACATCAATATAAAATACTCTACGTTCTGGTGCACGTTGTACACGATAGATAATAATACTATCTTCTAATAATTCTTTTTGTTTGTATACTTTAAATACTGGTTCAAGTATACTTGTGCCGAATGGCCAATAACTGTCGATACCTTCACTTAATGAGATATGAACTACGTGTTTTGCGTCAACTGGAGTTGATGTCTCATCTGTTGCAAAACGTGAACCACCCGCTGTCCCACCAGTATACCCTTGAGTAGTACTAGCATTATGTGTTGGGATTCCCATTGCACCAGCGCCGGTCTGTGCTAATTTAGTACTGTCAGCCGTAATATTCAAACTCTGTAAGTTGAGGTCTAAATCTTTAATATAATATGCTTCTACTTTCTTACCTTTGCCTTCGTTGACAACGACCTTATCAATTTTAACTGGGTTAACCCAATATAATTTATATGTTTCTGGGTCACGAATAAAGATTTGGTCACCATATTTAATTGTGTTTCTAAATATTCTAAACACACGCTTACTCATTTCATTCATATTTGACCACTGTCTTAGTGATTTTTGAATGATTTCATTTTCAGTAAATGATGGGTCTTCGTTAAACTCGACTTGGAATGCTAGTTTCGATGTTTCATTGAATAGCGTAGAGAATTCAGCAATAGTATCTAAAGCCGCATTTACTTCTGAGTCCATATCCATCTGGTCATATTGACCATAACGCTGTACTCTGTTCGGTTGCCCTTGATAAACTTCAGGTAGCCAACTACTATACTTCTTACTAGAAGCATCACCACCACCAGAGGTAGATGATTTAGAACGCTCAGGCATCCCGTCATAAGTTTTAAAATATTTTTTCCAAGTCATAATTATTTCCCGATTTCTCTATATTAACATATTTATATCGTATATGTCAACCTTTATTTTGTTTATTGTCTCAATTCCGTTAGAAGGTCATTAATAGATGATATTAATTGATTATATTCATTGTTATTTTGCATTTCTATTTGTCTTTCATCCGAACCTATTGGCGAAGCATTCATTCTTGTTTCTGCATTTGCTTGATTTTGTTTTAATAGGTCAATGAGTTGTGTTAATTGTTCTTCAGACGTGA